GAAGAAGTCATCGGGCACGGCGCTGTACCAAGAGATGAGGCGCATGGGGCTACCCGTTTTGGAGTATACGCCGCATAGAGGGTCAGGTGATAAACTTGCACGTCTTAACTCAGTATCTGATATTGTCGCGTCTGGTTTGGTGTGGGTTCCTCCTACACGGTGGGCAGAAGAGGTAGTTGAGGAGATTGCTGGGTTTCCGTTTATGAGCCATGATGACTTAGTTGACTCAACGGTCATGGCTCTCATGCGTTTCAGGCAGGGTGGGTTTATACGACTGCCGACAGATGAGCCGGAAGAACCAGTATATTTTAAGTCGCGGCGAAGTGGGTTTTACTAATGGCACTAATACCAGAATTAAAAGAATATATAGATAAGGGATCTCCTGAAGCTAAAAGTGTGCTCACTAAGGCAGCAAATAAGATGTCTGAGGCACAGCAGCGAGATTTTCTTGCCTCTCTCCAACTTGGCGATGCGGAGTTTCAGCTAGCCGTCGCTCCGTACATGCCAAAAGGCTCAACGATTGACCCGTCTCGCGCTAGGCTAAAAGCGTTCCCTAAAGAAGCGGGTATTGGCCCGCGAGGACTTACCTTAAAAGGCGTGTCCACAGGCAACATTAAAGACCCCGAAAATCCGAATCTTCGGCAAGAATTTAGGGGCTACGAGGTAATGCTCGAACCTGAAACAGTGTCTGCTATAGAAGCGATAAACGCAACTCCGCGTGTTTTCGCTCACGAGTACAGGCACTTTGAAGACACCGATGGCTTGGAAATAATAAATAGAATACAAGATTTGATGGCATCACAGAATCGGGATGATTTAAGAGCTAACACTCGTATGTTAGCAGAAATGGCTAGACGCAGAGCAGGTATGGAAGACCAAGAGGCGTTTAAGTTGTATACAGACTTATACAACACAACAATTAACTCTAGCGAAGAAGAAGTAATCGAAGCCGCAAAGGCATTAATGCGATCCCCAGATATTGTAGAGTATATGGATATGGGTATTAATGCGATTTCACCTGATCTTTTTCCTGATGTTAGAAAAAAAGGTGCTTTGGGGAACTACTTTAAGAGGGTTGTCTTAGAGGATACTGATGCTACCGAAATGCCTATGGATTTTCGTGCAGGTGGACGCACAAGACTAATTTAGAGACAGGTTATGGCTATAGAAAAAAGTTTGTACGCAGCGCCTCAAGGTATCGCAGCCGACATAGACGAAGATGCACCTGATCTTGCGATAGAGATTGTCGATCCAGAGATGGTGACGATGAGCGACGGCAGCATGGAGATTACTATAATCCCTGACGCAGACATGGGAGATATGGTTCCCTTTGATGCAAACCTAGCCGAAACACTGGATGAGGACGTTCTTACAGGTCTTGCTAATGACCTCGTTGATTCTATAGATGCAGACATAAACAGTCGCAAAGACTGGGCAGATTCGTTTGTTAAAGGTTTGGATGTGCTGGGCTTCAAGTATGAGGAACGCACTGAACCGTGGGAAGGCGCGTGTGGCGTATATTCTACGGTGCTTGCTGAAGCAGCCATACGCTTCCAAGCAGAAACCATGTCAGAAACATTCCCCGCCGCTGGGCCTGTAAAGGTCAAAATCATAGGCGCAGAAGACAAAGATAAATCAGAGGCAGCAAACCGCGTAAAAGCGGATATGAACTACGAACTGACCGAGCGCATGGTGGAGTACAGACCTGAGCATGAACGGTTGTTATACAGCCTTGGCTTGGCTGGTAGTGCGTTTAAGAAGGTATATTTTGATCCAAATATAGGCCGACAGACCGCTGTATACATACCGGCAGAGGATGTGGTGGTGCCGTACGGCGCTTCACATATAGAAACCGCAGAACGTGTTACGCACATCATGCGTAAGACAAAGAACGAACTGAGAAAGCTACAGGCAGGTGGATTTTATCGGGACGTAGATTTAGGTGAGCCACAAACATACCACACAGATATTGAAGAACGTAAAGCAGAAGAAGGTGGGTACTCACTAACAGACGATGACCGCTACTCGCTATATGAAGTCCACGCAGATCTAGTTATCGAAGGTATTGATGACGACGAGGACGATATAGCGAAACCGTATGTTGTAACGCTAGAACGTGGGTCGAACGAGGTGTTAGCAGTACGTAGGAACTGGAACCCCGACGATCCGTTGATGTTAAAACGTCAACACTTCGTACATTATGTGTATGTGCCCGGATTTGGCTTTTACGGGCTAGGTCTAATTCACATCATAGGGGGGTACGCTAAAGCTGGAACGTCGCTTATACGGCAACTGGTGGACGCTGGCACACTTGCTAATCTTCCGGGCGGTTTGAAATCTCGTGGTTTGCGTATCAAAGGTGACGATACGCCTATAGAACCGGGGGAGTTCAAAGATGTAGATGTACCATCTGGTAGCATCAAAGACAATATAATGACGCTTCCTTATAAGGAACCCAGTCAAACACTTCTAGCTTTACTTAACCAGATAACAACAGAGGGCCGTAGGCTGGGCGCGATCAGTGACATGAACGTGTCCGATATGTCTGCGAATGCGCCGGTGGGCACTACACTGGCTTTGTTAGAGAGAACTCTCAAGCCAATGGCAGCAGTGCAGGCCCGTGTGCATTATGCCATGAAACAGGAGTTCAAACTCCTAAAAGCCATCATGGCGGAAAATGCTCCTGAAGAGTATGCGTATGAACCGATACGAGGTGAAGTAAGCGCCCGTGTTGCAGACTATATGGCAGTTGATGTCATACCAGTTAGTGATCCGAACAGTTCTACGATGGCCCAGCGAGTTGTGCAGTATCAAGCGGTATTGCAGATGGCGCAGGCTGCACCACAAATATACAATCTGCCGGAACTACATAGGCAGATGATAGAAGTGTTGGGTGTTAAAAACGCTGATCGGTTGGTGCCCAACCCAGATGATGCAAAGCCTGTAGATCCAGTGAGCGAAAATATGAATGCGTTGGTAGGAACACCACTAAAAGCATTTATATACCAAGATCACGAGGCGCATATGGCTACACACCAAGCCTTCATACAAGATCCTTCTATAGCGCAAACCATAGGACAGAACCCGCAGGCACAACGTATAGGGGCTGCGATGCAAGCGCATATCGCAGAACACCTTGGGTTCATGTATCGCAAACAAATAGAAGAAAAGCTGGGTGCCCCGCTACCAAACCCAAATGCCGAGCTACCAGAAAATATGGAGGTAGAATTAGCACGCCTCATGGCACAAGCAGGGCAGCAGGTTACACAACAAAACCAACAGCAAGCTGCACAACAGCAGGCACAGCAGAAGGCACAAGACCCTGTGGTGCAGATGCAGCAGGCAGAACTACAGATCAAGCAGCAAGAAGTGCAGCGTAAAGCAGCTAAAGATCAGGCAGATGCACAGATTGAACAGGCTAAATTACAGCTACAAGCACAAGAAAACATGCAAGATGCCCAAATGGATCAGGCAGAGTTAGAGCTAAAACGTCAAGAATTGATGATGAACGCTCAAAAAGACGGCGTAAAAATGGCTGCTGAACGCCGTAAAAACAATGCAAAAGCTGACATTGATATGATTAAAGCTATGCAAGATTCCAATAATAGAGGCCAATAATGGCTAAAACCGTCTTTGACGTGCTGAAAGAACGAATCGAGGCTGACAAAGCCTCTGCACTACAATTTCTTGGTAACGGGGGAGCTAAAGACTTCTCCATGTACAAGGAAACCACAGGTTTGATTCGGGGTCTCGAAACCTGTCTGGGTCATGTAGAAGACCTCTCGCGCAAAATGGAGTACGACGATGAGTGAAGCTGTTGACACAGTTGAAGAGCTAGAAGCACAACTACCTGTACCTGTCGGGTATAGGGTGTTAGTTGCACTGCCACAAATCGAAGAAACCTTTGATGGTACGGACTTATTGAAGACCGACACCACAAAAAATCAAGAATATGTCATGTCTATTATTGGCCTTGTGGTCGATATGGGCGATCAAGCCTATGCAGACGAGGAGCGGTTTCCCACCGGCCCTTGGTGTAAACAAGGTGATTATGTGATGTTTCGTGCCAATTCAGGCACTAGATTTAAGGTCGGTGACGTAGAGTATCGTTTAATGAACGATGATTCTATTGAAGCTGTTGTAGCAGATCCCCGTGGTGTATCACGAGCGTAAGGAAGAAAAATGCCTTTTCAAAAAGTCGAGTACAGTTTTCCCGATGAGCAGGAAGAAACTTTGATAGATGTAGAAGATTCTGGTGAGGTGGAGATTGATTTGTCTGGCAAAAAGACTGCCGAAGACTATGCAGAAACGCCTGTAGAGCCTGAAGTAGAAGCTGAAGAGCCAAAAGCAGAGTTAGAAATTGATGTCATTGATGACACGCCAGAGGCTGATCGTAACCGTAAGCCCTCTGAACCACCACCTGATGTTACTGATGAGGAGTTAGAGGGATACTCTGAAAAGGTACGGAAGCGAATACAGCACTTTAGCAAGGGGTATCACGACGAACGTCGCGCTAAAGAAACTGCACTTCGTGAAAGAGAAGAACTAGAAGCCCTTACGCAACGTCTTATGCAAGAAAATAAGACGTTAAAGGGTGATATGGGCACCACACGAGAGGCGCTACTAGATCAAGCAAAGCGTGTAGTGGACTCCGAACTTAATGGTGCAAAGATAGCTTATAAGGATGCGTACGAAAGTGGTGACGCAGATAGGCTTATTGAAGCGCAAGAACATCTAACTGCTGCTAAATTAAAAGCAGACAGACTAGATAATTTCAAACTACCTTCTTTACAAGAAGAAGAGACTGAGGTACAAGAGCCTCAACCCGCCCCACAAAGGACGCGAGATCCAAAATTTGACGAGTGGAGATCAAGAAACTCTTGGTTCCACACTGATGATGAGATGACAGCGTATGCAATGGGGCTGCATCAAAAATTAGTTAAGAGTGGGGTTGACCCACGCTCTGATGAATACTACGAGCGAATTGACGCCCGTATGCGAAAAGTATTCCCAGAAGAGTTCGATGATGTTGTAGAGCAGCAAGAACCGCAGGAAACTCGTAAGCAATCCGCTAACGTAGTAGCTCCAGCAACGCGAAGCACAGCACCGAACAAAGTGACGCTAACTAAAACACAGGTAGCACTCGCTAACAGACTCGGAGTACCGTTAGAAGAATACGCCAGACAGGCTGCACTTGAGATGAGGAACAATAATGGCTGAGAACAGAATCAAGCGTGACCACGAGACCCGTGAAAGGGAAACTCGTAAGCGATCTTGGCAGCGACCAGAGGTATTACCTACCCCTGAACCAGAGGACGGATACGCCTTTCGCTGGGTTCGTGTATCTATGCTAGGTCAGGTAGACGCCAATAATGTTTCCTCTAAATTACGCGAAGGTTGGGAACCCGTAAGGGCCGCAGATTACCCACAGTTCACAGTGTTGGACGTGGAGCAGGAAAAGTTTGCCGATAATATTGTCCAAGGCGGACTCATGTTATGCAAAGTACCTCAAGAAATAGCTGATGAGAGAAATGCGTACTACGAACAGCAAGCTAAAAACCAAATACAATCTGTAGATAACAACCTAATGCGTGAGAACGACGCACGAATGCCTTTGTTTAACGACAGAAAAACAAAGGTGACTTTTGGCAATGGAACTTAATAGGAGCTAAAAATGGCTTATCCTACTGTAGATGGCCCTTATGGGCTGGTTCCGGTCAAACTGTTAAGTGGTGTTCCTTACGTTGGAACCGTACGTCACTACAGCATTGCTAGTGGCTATGGAACCGCAATCTTCTACGGGGACGCTGTAAAGCTAGTGACCGGCGGCACTGTTGAACGTGATACGTTTGATGCTGCTATGACTCCAATCGGAGTCTTCATGGGTGTTTCATACACCGATCCCAACACTAATCAAAAGACCTTTAGGCAAAACTACATTGCTAGCACGGCAGCTTCTGATCTTGAAGCCTACGTATGCGATGCAACTGATGTTCTGTTTAAGGCCGCCGTTTTGTCTTCTGGCACAACGATTGGTGACTTGGCGATAACTGACATTGGCGCAAATGTAGCTGGTGTAGACAACACTGGGGATAGCATTTCGGGTAACTCCCGTTCTGGTATTTCTGATTCGTCTGCCACTACAGCAACGCTTCCATTCCGTATTGTTGACTTGGTTCAAGAAACCAAGAACAGCTCTGGCGGGTTTACCGAAGCCTATGTGAAGTGGAACGCAGGTCATGCGTTCGACAACACCACTGGCGTATAAGGAGTAAGGTAAAATGGCTATTTCAAGAGCGCAATTACTTAAAGAACTCCTGCCCGGACTGAACGCTTTGTTTGGAATGGAGTACGCTAAGTACGGTGAAGAGCATAAAGAAATCTTTGAATCAGAGACTTCTGATCGCTCATTTGAAGAAGAAACCAAGTTGTCAGGTTTCTCCGCAGCACCCGTCAAAGACGAAGGTTCTGCGATTGAGTATGACAACGCACAGGAAGCATTTACTGCTCGCTATACGCACGAGACGATAGCTATGGGCTTTAGTGTTACCGAGGAGGCAATCGAGGATAATCTGTATGACTCGTTATCTGCTCGTTATACGAAGGCTCTGGCACGCGCTATGGCGTACACCAAGCAGGTTAAAGGTGCTGCAATCCTGAACAATGCGTTTGCATCTGGCACCACATATGGTGACGGACAGACTCTGTGTTCGACTGCACACCCGCTTGTTTCTGGTGGCACTAACTCAAACCGTCCCGCTGTAGCGGCTGATCTTAACGAGACTTCTCTGGAAGCCGCTGTTATTCAGATCGCTGGCTGGACTGATGAGCGTGGTCTATTAATCGCGGCACGTCCTCGTAAGCTGGTTATCCCGCCCAATCTGATGTTTGTAGCAAC